CCTCCATCTGGGGTTGCTAGGGGGGCCTAGTGCCGTCACTTGGGGTGAGTCGACTTTCGGTCGCGCCAGCTCATCCCAGCTTGCAGGTGACGAGGCGCTGGGGCTTTGTGAAGAAGCGGCGGATGTTGCGTGTTAATGGGGTTTCGCCCCCCATGGACATCCGCGCGTTTAATAGTGATATAGATACATTGGAGAGTGCGGTGAAGGAACGTGTGTTTTATGTGAAAGGGGAAACAGCGTTCGTGCCACCGCCCAAACCTGAACCTGGCCATTTTGCTCGTGAGTTAGTGCCCACGATGCAACGGTTGATTAAATTGTTACCTTGTTCCGCTCCGTTGAGTCGTCGGCAGTTTGTCGATTTGTTCCGGGGCCGTAAGAGAGCGATTTATGAGAACGCGAATCGAGAGCTACTTAGTGGTGGCCTCAGTGATTCGGATAGTCATGTGAAGGTTTTCGTCAAGTACGAGAAAACTTGTTTTACTCGTAAGGCGGATCCAGTACCTAGGGTGATTAGTCCCCGATCACCCAAGTACAATATTGAACTGGGCAGGTTTCTGCGGCCAGTTGAAGAGCGGATCTATAAGAGTTTGGCCGGTTTGTTCGGCCATATCACTGTCTTTAAAGGAATGAATGCTAGCCAGATGGGGCGACGCATGTCGGAAAAGTGGGGGATGTTCACCACGCCTGTTGCCATCGGCTTGGACGCGTCAAGGTTTGATCAACATGTCTCTGTTGACGCCTTGAAGTGGGAAGATGATGTTTATTTAGCATGCTTCCCTGATGCGCGCCGTAGAGCTCAGCTGAGGAGGCTATTGACTAAGCAGCACCGCAATAGGTGTACTGGTTATACAGCAGATGGCAAGTTGCGGTATGTGGTGGATGGCGGGCGTATGAGTGGTGATATCAACACATCGTTAGGCAATTGCTTATTGATGTGTGCTATGGTGCACGCTTATGCTGCTTCGCGGGGCATCAAGGTTCAGCTAGCCAATAATGGTGATGATTGTGTCGTCATTATGGAAGCTATTGATCTAGCTGTTTTCCAAGAGGGTTTAAACGAGTGGTTTTTGGCTATGGGTTTTGCCATGTGCGTTGAACCACCCGTTTATTGCTTGGAAGAGATTGAGTTTTGCCAAACCCACCCTGTTAGGGTTGGGTTGGGCGAGCATGATTTTCTTATGGTGCGGCATCCGCGGTGGGCTATAGCCAAAGATACCATGTGCACTCACCCATATCAGACCGATGCCTTGCGCAGCGGATGGGTGAATGCGGTTGGTGTTGGAGGCTTGTCCATGACTGGAGGGGTTCCCATTTTTCAGGATTTTTACGACATGTTGATTCGTTCTTCTCATCCGCATGGTTCCGTCAATGACGGTCAATCATGGGGTGTGAGGAAATTGGCTGAGGGTCTCGATCGCAATTGGTGTGCGGTGCTTCCTGAGACTAGGGCCAGTTTTTATTGGGCTTTTGGCGTCACTCCTGATGAGCAAGTGGTAATTGAAGAATGTTATAGGGGCATGGGCTGTGTACCGTCGTTGGATAAGTTCCTCCGGTACCAGAGGCCAATGCCCCTATAGGGTGGCGTCCGTCGCTATTGGGTTTAAGCGCTTAATTGGTCCAAAACGTTTCCTTAGGGTGTAAATATTTACGTGCTAATCAGAATGCCGAACGACTGCACGGAACCAACCCTAGCGGTGCGCTTAAATGAACAGTCTCCGTTTGATGTCGGGGATCCAATACAACATCTCTTGAGTAGCGTTATGACTAAAACTAAAACTCAAAAACTTAAAAGGTTGCAAAGGCAACCAAGGGCTGTTCGATTCCCGGCCAGGAGTCGATCGCGGTCTAGATCAAGATCAAGGCGACGTGGGGGTGTTCGTCGGAATGGATGGGGCAATCAGGATGAGTTCTTGTCCCCAGGAACTTATACCGATAATCCAGAAGCAGGGGGGCTCTTCAGGCCGAACAGGGCTGAAAATGGGCCAATTGTACCGTATACCCCTTTCGGGGCGCGTGTGGGAGCGGGCCGTGGACAAAGGAGTAACAGACGTTCGTCTGCTAATCCTTTGCCCCCGATCGTTGACTCATATATCGATCCCTTTTCTGAAGAAGCTGCCTGCGTTAAGTATCCAGACGAATACCGTGGGCTGTCTGGTACATTTTCCACCAACTACGCCGACAGCATTAATACTCCTTTGGCTACCTATACTGATGCGAATCTCGCAAATACCACCGGAGTTCGAACAGATTGTGCTCTCCTCATGATATCACCAGACCCGAGTAATCAGGTCGTGGTGGGATTATGTGGAACGCCAGGTGTTGGAGCTTTCTTTGCGGGAACCGCTAATGTGTTTACGTGGCCAAATGGTATTGTGTTCACTAACGTTGCACAGTCTGGTAATTCTTTCGGCCCTGGATCGGGGCAGACAAATATTGATAATGTTGTGGCTAATATAGGTGCCATACGTAACCAGTATTCTGGCTGCCGTCTTGTATCTGGTGGAGTTAAAATTACTGGGACTCAGAATTTTGCGACGGTTAGTGGAACAATACATATGGCCCCAGTGTTTGTTAATTTGAGCAGGACTGTGTCAAATCAGGAGTTTCCAGGAGGCACGCAGCAGAACAACCCCGTCTTGTATGAGATGGTTAATGGTTGGCAGCCTGCGTTGCCGAATGGACTTTCTGACTTGACGGAGCTTCCCGGTTATCAATCGTTTCCGATGTCCTCACTTCAGAGTGGGGACTTGTTGGGATTGTTTAAGCGGTCTGGAGCGGCTGCTCTGAATTTCAAACCTACTGGGAGTGCATGGGGTATGAATGATGGGTCGGGGATTGATGGATTTGGTGCTGGTAATCAATTTCGCTATGGTACTGATGATAATCCGGATGGTTTCGGGCATTATTGTATCGTGGTGTTTATTGAGGGGGCGTTGTCAAGTACCGGCGGCGTTTTGGCCGCTGGCACGCCCTTGTGTAGGTTGCAGGTTCGTAACCATTATGAAGCACAGTTCAATGCTAGGTCGCTCACTTTTGGTGTGCTACCTGGTAATACCTGGACAGCTGGGTTGGGAGGTGCTGTTGATGCTCATGTATCGGCCCCTTACCAACCGCTGTTGATGGCTGCGGCTGACAATATGTGCACTGCCATACCAGCAGTCCGTGAGGTTGCTGCTGATGGAGATGCAGAGAGCGTGTTTGTGGACAATGTCATGGAGTTTTGGGGTACGGCTAAGAGTATTGCTTCTAGCCTATCTGGAGCTTATGGAATTGCGTCCACTTTGGCTGCCCTGGTCATTTAACCCTAAACGCGTTGTTTTGACAATTCCTGGTGGGTGATGGCCGGTTTGCTCCAATTATTTTATTGGGGTTAGAATAGTGTTAGTGCGATCCACTAACTGCCTGATGGGTATTGCCTGGCGAGGCTTGCGATTAAAAATATTAGTTAGCTTGTAGATTAGTTTCCCTTTTGTTGTATGTTGTCTAAAATCTATGATGCCGTGGCAACATTCCGTGCAAACCGGAG